TGAAAAAGGAAACACACTAGATTCACTAGCTAAAAAAACAGGAATAAGTAGAAATAGCCTATATACAACTATAGACAAAGTAAGAACTGAATTAAAATATAAGTTAAAAGAATAATGAAAGTCTTAGAATTATTTGCAGGAAGTAGGTCAATAGGAAAAGTAGCTGATGAATTAGGCTATGAAGTTTTCTCTGTAGATATTAATAATTTTGAAGGAATAGATTTAGTTAAAGATATTTTAGATTTAAAAAAAGAGGATATTCCATTTATTCCTGATTTAATTTGGGCTAGTCCACCTTGCACTTATTTTAGTGTTGCTAGTATTGGACATCATTGGTACGAAAATCATACACCTAAAACAAAAGAAGCAATTTTAGGATTAAAAATTTTAAATAAAACAATTTTAATTTTTGATTGGTATAAAACATCAAAGTTTTTTATGGAAAACCCTGTTGGTAAAATGAGGAGAATTGTTAAAGGAATAGATAGAGCTACAATAACTTATTGTAGTTATGATGATAAGAGAATGAAACCAACTGACATTTGGAGTAATAACATTTTTGATATGTTTAATTTAAATGGTTGGAAACCTAAAGCGAAATGTTTTGCAGGAAATAAAAAATGCCAACACGAGGAAGCTCCAAGAGGAAGTAAGACAGGAACTCAAGGAATGAAAAATAATTATGAAAGAAGTAAAGTGCCTTATGAATTATGTAAAGAAATACTATTATCATTATGAATAAGTTTTTTGTTCCTAAAGAAATATATGAAGATAGAATGGCTATCTGTAAAAGTTGTACTCACTATTCAAGTGTACTAGGAAATTGCGGAATTTGTTTATGTTTTATGAAAGTAAAGTCAAAAATTAGTAGTCAATCTTGCCCAAAGGGTTTTTGGCAAAAGACAACAGAGGTAGAAGTTAGAACAGATATACCTGAAGAAATAATAGAAGAGATTGTATTACTTTGGGAAGACTTAAAAACAGGTAGAGCAAAAGACCAAACGGCAAAAAAGAAAATGATAGAGATATACAATACATTACATAACACGAACTACTCAACAGGAACTAATTGTGGTTCTTGTATTGCAGCTTGCTTTGATGGAATAAAAAAGATATATAAAGAATACACAGGAAACAATTAATCAATAAAGGGTAAGACCTAAAAGCTTTTAATTTTTCAGACCTGTGTAGTAAAGGGGGGGTGTGGTTACCTCCCCAATACAATAAGTATATGTAAGTAAATATAATAAGGTGAAAAGTAAACAAAAGAATGTAATTGCATATAATATGTCTTGTTTATTCACGACTTTAAAAGACAAAATAGAATGAAGATAACAATACCAATAGACATAATGGGTCGTTTAATTCCAACGAATTACACTAATTCCCCAAGAAAGAAGAAGAAGAAATTAAGGAAGGAAGCTGAAAAAGAAATTGAGAAAATAATATCAGATAGAATTAAAAAATTAACAGAGTAAAGTCCCTCTCACTAATTATAGGCGAAATAGAATTATGAAAACAATTACATTAAATTTTAAAAATTGGAACAACGGAGCGTCAGGAGGTAGGCTAAGAAGAATCTATAAACGAATTTATATTAAGGGTTATATTTGGACTCCATTGGTTATAGTAACGTGGAGAATATTAGATAAAGAAACTAAAGAGAAAATATTTATTAATGAATTAAAAGAATTTATACAATGGTACTCTGATAAGAAAGACTGGTATGAAGGTTTAAATGCAGATAGTGGTATTATAATTACTGACTATCAAGAATTTAAACTAACAGAGTAAAAACCTTCTCACTAAATAAATAAAGATATGAATTTAACAGGAAAATGTAAAGTAGATTTTTGGAGATATTTGGCTAATGTTTTGAAGGTTAAATTTTCAGACAGACTAAAGTTTTTAAATGAAATAGATAATATAGATAGTTTTATAACTCCATCAATGCAATACGGAGTGTATGTAGACTTCTTTGATAGTGTGGATATTTATGTAACCGAAATACCAAATTGGGGAAATGGAGTTAAAAGTTTTAGAATAGGATTCCATATACTAAAGGGATGCGTAATAAATTCTTTGTTTTTAAGACCATCAGATGATTCTCCATTATTCAACGAATATGAATCCAGAACGCACGCAAGAATTGGAGCAATAGAAAAAGCAAACGAAATATATAATTTAAATAACAAAGAGAAAAGCCCTGCTCACTAATATAGGCGAATAGATTATGAAAATGAAAATAGAATACTTAGCGCCTTATTTGCCTTATGATTTGCAATGGAAAAGGTGTAATAAAGATAATCCTAAATCTGAATTGGTTTATAAAGTAGAAACTATGGTAGGACGTCATTTAGATGATAATTATTGCGATTACTCTACATACGAACCAATACTAAGACCTTTATCTGATTTATCAAAGCAATTAAAAGGGTTTGATGGCAATATGTTGGCTTGGAGTTTTTATAATTCGGAAAAAGATTGTTACCAAGCAATAATTAATGAAGAAATATCATTAGCTTTTTATAAATTATTATTACAATACCACTTTGATGTATTCGGATTAATACCAAAAGGATTAGCAATTGATATGAATAAGATTAACAAAGAGTAAAGTCCTTCTCACTAATATAGGCGAATAGATATGAAATATGAATACGCAATAGAAAAGTTTTACCCTTCAAATGCAACTGAAGAACAATTAAATATGATGGGTAATGATGGATGGCAAATGACAGGAGTTATTAAAATACAAGAAACTAATCTAATAACAGAAACTTATTGGTATTATTTTAAAAGAGAATTAAAAGAGTAAAGTCCTCTCAACTAATACAGGCGATAGATTATGGATATAGTGATAAAATCATACATAACAGTTCAAATATTATTAGTAATTTTATTTGCTATTGTTATCATAAAAGAGGGGAAGTATTTAAAAGAAAAAATTAAAAAGGATTTAGAAGATTCAGCCAACTTTTATAAAGAAATAAAGAAAATTTAAAATAAAGAGTAAAGACCCTCTCACTAAAATGGGCGAATAGAATTATGAAAGAACGTACTTACCAAACACCATTAGAAGATTTAAGAAAAGATGCTTTACAACATTATGAAGAGGCGGCAACTAAAATCCATTGTTTCCAAAGTGGAGTACCACAAGCGATTAATTTCTATTGGGATTATAGACAAATGACATTTTGGCAAAAGATTAAATTAATATTAAAATAAACAGAGTAAAGACCCACTCACTAATAAGGGCATTAGAATTATGATAAAAGAAGAACTAAAAGAAATATAATTAACAGAGCAAGATGAACGCTGCAAAGAATTTGGATATTAAACTATGGAAGAAAAAAGAACATACAAAACAATTAAATGGATATTAAAAGATAATATCAAAAAGAATGTCAGGGCTTTGTGGACTTGGAAAGATGACAACTTTACCTGTATATATGAAAACTATGATGGAGATGATAGAATTTATACTAGCAGTCAATTACTTAAACTTTTAACAAAATGATGATATTTACATTAATAGGAATCTTTACAGCAATATTTTTTTTCGTAGTTATACTTATGAGTATAATAGAAACAAGAGTAAAGAACAGAACAAAAGAAAAGCTACTTTGGAAAATGGATAAAGTAGTAACTAGAACAGGAGGACTTGAAAATGATAGGATAAATGAAAGGCAATAGAATACCAAGTTACTACATAGGAAGACGATATAAGATAGAAGCTCGTAAAGTTATTGAAGACTTTGACTTATCTTACAATCTAGGAACGGCAGTTACTTATCTACTAAGAGCAGAAAAGAAACACGACTCTCCGATTGAGTGCATACAGAAAGCAATTAATCATTTAGAGTTTGAACTTGATAAACTAAAGAGATGACACTATACACTTGCGAATGTGGAAACACTAGAGAACTATCAAAGGCTACAATAGTTCACAGAGATGGAGCTTGGGTTGCAAAGGAAGCAGAGTGTGAATGCGGTCTTTATATGGATAGTGTACCGACAGAAGGCATACCTACCTTACAAAGGACAGAGCCTAGCCTAACTAAGAACAGAGATAAGTTATGGGCAGGAGCTAAAGAAAAGTTAGTCGGAGAAAGAGGGATCAATGAATCCTTTGACTAATGAAGTTCGTTATTAAGTGTGATAAAGATAAGCAAACTCTGATAAGCTATTTAAAGGAATTAGGTAATGACTATTTAGTAGATGTAAAGAAACAAAGAAACACAAGAAGCAATATGCAGAATAACTATTATTGGAGTTGTATAGTACAGACATTATCAAACGAACTAGGCTACTTTCCTGATGAAATACACGACTTACTAAAGGTCAAGTTCTCAAGTGAATGGAATAGTATAGAAGTAAACGATAGGAATGTAGGAATCCAAGTAGTCAAGTCTACTGCGAGAATGGATAGCAAAGCCTTTGAGATATATGCAGACCAAATAAGAATATGGGCATTGACTGAACTAGGCATAAGACTAATGCTACCAAATGAATACGAGTAATTTCTATTATATATTAACACTTGATTAATCAAATTATTTCAAAATGGAACACGGAGGAAAAAGAGAAGGAGCAGG